GGACTATTCTTGAGTAAGAGGTTATTGAATATGATCCAAAAGTCCTTGTGGAGCTAATCAATAAACATTTTCCTGACTGGAGACGTGTTTTAAATGAGTGCCAAAGGTACTCAACTAGTGGAAATATTGACTCCGCTATTCTTGCTTCCTTTTCTGACGTAAACATCAATGATCTCATTAAAAGTCTCAAAGAAAAAAACTTTACGGAAGTACGTAAATGGGTCGTCAATAATCTGGACAATGATTCTGGCGTACTTCTTAGGCGTATTTACGATGCTCTTCTTACATCCTTGGAAAACTCTAGCATTCCTGCTGCTGTGCTCATTGTTGCTAAGTATCAGTATCAAATCGCATTTGTTGCCGATCAAGAAATCAACCTTTTGGCGGCTCTAACTGAACTAATGGTTGAATGTAATTTTAAGTAAAAAACTATGAAAATCAAAGTTATTCGTATGTGGTCTGGTGAAGATGTAGTCACCGAACTTGTTGAAGAAAAAGAAGAGTCTATTGTTCTTCGAAATCCAATTGTTGCTGTTCCTACTGGTCAGCAGGGGCAAGTTGGATTTGCTCCTTGGGCACCTTTTATTAAAGGAAAAGATGAGGATGTTGAAGTGACTAAAAAATATGTGATTTTTATTGCAGAAACTCAAGAACAAGTTGAAGATCAATATAGGCAAATGTTTTCGAACATTGTAACTCCATCTTCATCTTCAAAGAAAATTATTCTGTAATAAAATGAACCACCAACTTAAGTATAAGTGGTACTATATTTGGTAAAGACTCCAAGAAAAGTATAAAATGATTATGGAGAAATTGAATGACAATCAGTCAAAAACAACTAAAAACTCCACTAAGGTATCCTGGAGGTAAGTCCCGTGCTTGCGTCAAGATGGATACCTATTTTCCAGATCTTCGCAACTATGATGAGTTCCGCGAACCCTTTTTAGGTGGAGGAAGTGTAGCAATTCATATCACTAAAAAGTATCCTAATTTGAATATTTGGGTCAATGATTTGTATGAACCATTAGTAAACTTCTGGCAACAACTTCAGATGTTTGGTAATGATATGAAAGATAAGTTGTTGGATTACAAGTCTAAGAATAGTACTCCAGATTTAGCAAAAGTGTTGTTTTATCACTCTAAAATTTTTATGAGAGAACCACTTCTATCAAATCTTGACCGTGCTGTTGCTTTTTATATTGTCAATAAATGTTCATTCTCAGGTCTTACTGAAGGTTCTTCATTTTCGCAGCAGGCATCTAACTCCAACTTTAGTGTAAAGGGTATTGAAAAACTTCCAGAGTATTCAAAACTTATTGAACATTGGCGTATAACTAATTACTCTTATGATTATCTGATGGATGGGAACAAAGGTGCTTTTATGTATCTCGACCCTCCTTATGACATTAAGGATAATCTCTATGGGAATAAGGGATCAATGCATAAAGGATTTGATCACAATAAGTTTGCTGCTGATTGTGATTCTAACAATATGGATCAATTGATTAGTTATAATTCAGATCAACTTGTAAAAGATAGATTTGAGAACTGGAACGCTGCTGAGTTTGATTTGACTTATACCATGCGTTCTGTTGGTGAATATATGCGAGAGCAAAAACAACGCAAAGAATTGCTGCTATTTAATTATGAAATGTCTAGTAACATTGTATAAAGCAGGTACTGTCTTTAAAGAGGAAGTAATTGCTAAAGATTATAAGGATGCCAGAGAGGTTGCTCTTGCTCGCAATCCTAATGCTAAAATTGTAAGTGTGACAGCAGTATTTTGATTATGGAACTTAAAGATTGGTTGAATTCTATTAACTTTACCAAAGAAGATTTATCCGAAGAAGTAAAAGATTACCCGCCCTTTATTATCAATAGATGCTTATCTGGACATATTGATTGTGTTCTTTATGCGAATGAGATGAATATGAATCATCATTTGTCTAAGGATATGCAATATGCTTTTTATCTAAATGCTCTTCGTAAGAAAAAGAGATTTTCTCCTTGGATGAAAAAGAATAAAGAAAAAGATTTGGAGACAATTAAAAAATATTATGGTTATAGTAATGAAAAAGCCAGTCAAGCTCTAAGAATTATAAATAAAGAACAACTTGAATTTATCGAGAAAAGACTTGAAACGGGTGGAAAAAAATGACAAATACGATTGAGCCTCAGGTAGAGTGGACTCCAAATATGATGGTAGAAGTTTCTCTTAACGAACCAGATGATTTTTTAAAGGTTCGTGAAACTCTAACTCGTATTGGAGTTGCTTCTAGAAAGGAAAAGAAACTCTATCAGAGTTGCCACATTCTACACAAGCAAGGTAGATATTATCTTGTTCACTTTAAGGAGTTGTTTGCTCTTGATGGTAAACACGCAAATCTGACTGTTAATGACGTCCAGCGTAGGAATAGAATCGCTAGACTTCTTTCTGATTGGGGTTTGATTACTCTTGTCAATGAAGAATCTGCTACAGACATTGCTCCATTGAATCAAATCAAAGTTCTTGCTTATAAGGATAAGAATGATTGGATTCTTGAGCAGAAATATAATATTGGCAAGAAAGGAAAGACCCCTGAGGCATAAATATTTTTGTGCCATTCGTGCGGCACTCTACAAAGTCGGAACACCGTATAAAGAGGTTCGGTTTTTACCGTTCCTCTTTTTTTGTTATCTTGTATAATTAGTAGTGGATGCCGAAAGGGTCCACAAAACACAAACTCGCTTTTAAAGGAGCTACAATAATGACTAACCTAGCAAGGTATACTGCTGCAGATTTGTCTACCCTAATGGATAAGATAAATAGAAACAGTATTGGATTGGATGAATATTTTGATCGTGTGTTTAAACTTCACGAAACCACGACAAATTATCCTCCATACAATCTAGTTCAAGTTAGCAGCGTGGAATCCAGACTTGAACTTGCTTTAGCAGGATTTAAGAAGGAGGAAGTTTATGTCTACACCCAAGATGGTAAACTCTTTGTTGAGGGCCAGAAAGAGGATAAGGAAACAGAAACCAAGTATTTGCACAAAGGTTTGGCTCAACGGTCATTTAATCGTGCCTGGACACTCTCTGATGACACGGAAGTTAGATCAGTTACTTTTGAAGATGGGCTTCTAACAATTGTGTTGGGAAAGATCGTGCCAGAGCACCACCAAAGAAAAGATTATCTATAAATCATAACACAATAGGTATAAATGCGTAGCAATGAATACAGAAGTGTATCACAGTGATACAGTATAATATAGATAGTTACGTACTTTGGAGGACGGACTATGAACTACACCGCCACTACCCTAGTATTTGGAACACTGATGACTCTTTTTATCGGTGTCCCTATCGCAAACACACTACCATAATACTTGTTGAACCATGGGAATCTTAGCAACACTCGCAATCTTTTCTGCTGTAATGGGAGGAGCATTCGCAATTACACCTAAAAAGTAAATAAATAAAACTGAATATCGTCGGCGCAGACAGGGAGGTAACTGGCACAATCCAGTTGACACCTCCCTTTTTTGTTGCTAAAATACTATTGGTAATGGTGAAAATTTATGACTGTAAAATTAGTTCTACTTAAGTCTGGAGAAGATATTATCTCCGACGTTAAGGAAATGATTATTGAAGAAAAAGTTGTGGGGTATTTTTTGGAAAAACCTTGCACAATTAGGATGAAAAATCCAGGAGATATTGTTGAAAAAGAGGATAGGTCTTTTCAAGTTGCACTATTTCCTTGGATTCCAATTTCTAAAGAGTCTACAATTCCTATTCCCTCTGATTGGGTTGTTACAATTGTAGAACCAGTAGATAAACTCACCGATATGTATAAAAAGCAGGTTTTGAAAAATGATAAAGATACTAGCACTGACGAACAATCTGATTCTGATCAGCAAGATTGAAGAAGTTGGATCCGAATTGGGAGAACCTGATTGTAAACTTATAAAACCTTTTGTTGTTAAGAATGATAAAACAATGGAACCATTCCTTTGTGGGTTTGTTAGTCAGGATGTTTTTATGATGAGTTCTGATCAGATTCTTACTATTGCGGATCCAAAACCAACACTACTTGAGAAATACCAAGACCTTATTAAATGAAATTTTACACTAACGTGCAAATGATCGGGAATCAGTTTCTCGTTCGTGGTTATGATAATGGAAAGAGTGTTATGTTTAAGGAGGAATATTCTCCCACTCTCTTCGTTCCTTCAAAAAAAGAAACAAATTATAAGACTTTGGAAGGTGATTATGTAGAAAAAATTATTCCTGGCACGGTTAGAGACTGTAGAGATTTTTATAAGAAATATGATAACGTAGATGGATTCAAAATCTATGGAAACGATAGGTATGTCTATCAATATATTTCTGACAAGTATCCTGAAGATGAAATTAAGTTTGATATAACTAAGATCAAACTTCTTACGATTGATATTGAGGTTGCTTCCGAGAATGGGTTTCCAGATCCTAAGAACTGTGATGAAGAAATCCTTTTGATTACAGTTCAGGATTATTCCAATAAGAAAATTATTACTTGGGGAACTCGTCCTTTTATTAATAAGCAACAAAATGTTACTTATCATCTCTGCGAATCTGAGTATGAGTTGCTTAATAGGTTCTTGTATTATTGGGACAATAATCCTCCAGAAGTAATTACTGGTTGGAACATTCAGTTTTATGATGTTCCTTATATTTGTGGGAGATTGAATCGAGTTCTTGGTGAGAAACGAATGAAGAGTTTCTCGCCTTGGGGTCTAATTACCAAGAAAGAAGTCTTCGCAAATAATCGTGAGCAAGTTTGCTATGATGTTGGTGGGATTTCTCAACTAGATTATCTTGATCTTTATAAGAAGTTTACTTATAAGGCACAAGAATCGTATCGACTGGATCACATTGCAAATGTAGAACTGGGGCAAAAGAAACTTGATCACTCTGAGTTTGATACCTTTAAAGATTTTTACACTAATGGTTGGCAAAAGTTTGTAGAGTATAACATCGTTGACGTGGAACTTGTTGACCGTTTGGAAGACAAGATGAAACTGATTGAACTTGCAGTTACTATGGCATATGATGCTAAGGTAAACTATAGTGATGTTTTCTTTCAAGTTCGGATGTGGGATAATATTATCTACAATTATCTCAAGAAAAGGGATATTGTAATTCCTCCAAAGGACAAGAGTGAGAAGAATGAGAAGTATGCTGGTGCTTATGTAAAAGAACCTGTTCCAGGAGTTTATGATTGGGTAGTTAGTTTTGACCTTAACTCTCTATACCCTCACCTGATCATGCAATACAATATTTCACCAGAAACTCTTTTGGATGACAGGCATCCCAATGTTTCGGTGAACAAGATTCTTGAAAAGGAAACTAATTTTGAATTGTATAAAGATAGTGCTGTATGTGCTAACGGTGCAATGTACCGTAAAGATGTTAGGGGAATTCTTCCCGAATTAATGGAAAAGATGTATGGAGATCGAGTTATCTTTAAAAAGAAAATGCTTGCCGCAAAACAGCAGTATGAAAAGACTCCTACAAAAACTCTTGAGAAAGAAATTGCAAGGTGCAATAACATTCAAATGGCTAAGAAGATTTCTCTTAACTCTGCTTATGGTGCCATCGGTAATCAGTATTTTCGATATTACAAACTTGCAAACGCAGAGGCGATTACACTCTCTGGTCAGGTCTCTATCCGTTGGATTGAGAACCGAATGAATGGGTATCTAAATAAATTGCTCAAGACGGATGACGTTGATTATGTCATTGCATCTGATACTGATTCTATCTATCTTAATATGGGTCCTTTGGTTGATAAAGTAT